ACTTAAGGGTGCCTAGCGGGGGTCGGTTACCGTTTGATACCGAATGGAACCCGTAACTTTAGCGGGCCTCACGACTCTGTTATCAAAATTCCGTTGACATACGACGGAACGCGGTGCTAAGCCGTAGCCAACGCAACGAGAGGGATTAACGTCATGAGATACGCGACTATTGCAGTGGCGCTGGTTGCCGCGATGTTCACCACGCAGGCCAAGGCGGACGCCGACACCGACTTCGCTGCCAAGCTCACGGCGGCCATGGTCGTCAAGACGGTGTGCGACGGGTACGACGTTGTAGCCGGCTCCGGGTCGAGCAAGCCGGCGGTCGTGCTGGCCGTCAAGGCCGCGTTCCTCGACTATGCCGGCGCGCCGTACCGCGCGGTCGACATGATCCCTTCGATCACTAAGACCACGAAGGCCGCGATCGAGGTTGCGACTGCCCTGCTGGCGTCCGACAAGGACGGCAAGTGCAAAGAACTCGGCGGCAGCCTCGTACGCGCCGGGCTGCTGGAGAGGAAGTGAGGACCGGAAACCATGAAACCTAAAGACATCGCAGCGGCGTGGCACAGCGTCACCGATACCTGGTTCACACGACGGAACAAGATGCATGATAGCCGACAGTGGGAGGTCGTCCACGACTGGGGCGTCGACGTGGTGTCGGAGGAGACCATGAAGGTCGTGGGGCGGTTTGAAACGCTAGCCGCGGCCTCGGCCCGGGCCGATACGTTGGAGGACGAAGCCCGAGGCGCGGCAGTACTGGACGCCATCGGAAAAGCAGGAGGATCATCCGGTGCCTGAAAATACGAAGCCGCGGAAGCGGCAACTCAAGCCCCGCGCCCCGCAAGCCGACGCGCCGCCCCCGAAGAAGCCACGGGCCGCCAAGGAGCGAAGCGTCACCGGTGCTGAGCTCGCCGCGTACCTCGATCTGACGCCGGCGCGGATCAGCCAGCTGACGTCTGAGGGCGAGATACCGCGGAACGATGACGGGTCGTACCCGATCGACCGCGCCCGCGTAGCCTACGTCCGGTTCCTGAAGAAGGCGGCCAGCGTGCGCGGCAAGAAAGCCGAAGGGGCGGAGGACCTCGACGCGGCCAAGCTCCGCAAGATGGACCTGGAGCACGCGGTAGCCATCGGCGCCCTGATCCCGATCGAGGACGCGGTGGCCGTCATCACAGAAGCGTTCACCTCCGTGCGCAACGACCTCAGCAACGTCGGCTCCCGCGTGACCCGTGACATGGAACTCCGGCGCCAGGTAGACGCGGAGATCGCCCGCGTGATCGACACCGCCCGCCACAACCTCGAAGCGCTGGCCGACGCGCTCGGAAAGACGGAGGCCGAAGGCATCGAAGTTTAGCCTGTTGACAGACAACGCACGATCAGGTAGTGGTCAACCATCCGAACGACAGGAGGCCGTCGTGTGACACCATCGGTTGACAGACAACGCACGATCAGGTAAGAAAGATCGCATCAACGCCGACACTAGCCCAGCCCCCACGAGAGACGGAACTACGAACAGGCGTGATGCGGAGACCCCGGAGGTAAAATCCCGGGGTCTTTTATTTTGCGTGTTGACAAGCGGCTGAACACTTGGCATGTTGCGCGCTGCGCGCCGGGAGGCTTTAAGCCGGCCCGGCAAAATTGACCCGCTGTGAGGTCGTAGACGGCCCCCGGCCCGGACCGGGGGCCGTTTTGTTTCGTACCGTAAGAAATCAGCAACAAATTTCTTACGGTCGGTTGACAGTCAACGCGTATCGGTGTAGTGGTATCGCGTCGGAAGCGTGAAGTGACACGCGGGGTCTCGCCCCTTACAGCGAAGCGCAAGGATCGCACGCTACAACGAGAGTGACGGTTCGAATCCGTCCCGACGCACGAGGCCCGTAGCCGCCCCCTCCCGGCTACGGGCCTTTTTGTTGACTATCAACGCGATACGGGGTATGTAGGGGCGTGGACATCCTCAAGCCAGACGAGATCGCGGAACGCCGCGCGAAGTTGTTTCGCGCGGCCGCGTCTACTATGGTCCCGACTAGCGTTGAGCTTCCGGACGAGTGGGCAGCAAAGAATAGGGTCTACCCAGCCGGCTCGGGCATCCCAGGTCCGCGCGATCCATGGCTTACCGCGTACGGCGTGCACTTCGCCCGCGCGCTCGCAAATCAGTTTGGCGACGGCCGCACGTACAAGCGCGTAGCGATCGTCATGAGTTCCCAGAGCGGCAAAACGGAGAGCTACCTCGACACAATCGGTGAGCGGCTCGACAACCGCCCGGCGCCGATCATCTTCGTGGGTCCATCCCTGCAGTTCGTAACGGAGCAGTTCGAGCCGCGGCTGGTAGAGATGTTCGCGCAGTCAACGAGCCTGTCCAGCAAGGTCTTGGGCGGGCTGGATAGCAAGCGGCAGAAGAAAACGCTTAAGCGGGTGGCGGGTACGCGTGTCCGCCTGGCGCACGCCGGGTCCTCTACGGCGCTGAAGTCGGATTCGTTCGCGCTGGCGCTGATCGACGAGTTGGACGAGTTGAAGGCCAGCGTGCGCGACCAAGGCGATCCGGTTGAGCTGGTAGAGGCCCGCCTGTCGACGTATGCCGACGGCATGCTTGGCGTAACGTCGACGCCGTCACTCGGCATCGTCGGTACCGAGGTCGATCCGACAACAGGCTTGGAGTTCTGGGTCCGCGGATCGGCCGAGGAGATTTCCTCCCCGATCTGGAAGCTGTTTCAGTCCGGCACGCGGCATCACTGGGCCTGGCGCTGCCCGCACTGCCGCGAGTTCTTCGTCCCGCGGTCCTCACTGCTCAGGTTCGACCCCAAGGCCCCGCCGGCCGAGGTCGCGCGCGACGCCTACGTGGCGTGCCCGCACTGCGGCGGCGTCATTGAGGAGCACCACAAGCGCGACATGAACCTGAACGGGCGGTTCGTCGCGCCCGGGCAGCGCGTCACCCCGGACGGCGATGTGGTTGGCAATGCCGAGGACAACACGACGCTGTCGCTGTGGGTGTCCGGCCTGGCGTCACCGTTCAAGACGTTTGGCGATCGCGCCTCGGCGGTCGCAGCTGCCGTGCAGACTGGCGAAGCGGCGAAGATACAGGCCGCTTACAATGCCGCCCTCGGCGAGTGCTACGCGCCGCGCGGCGGCGACCTTCCGACGTGGGAGGAGCTGAAGGCCCGCGCGATGCCGTACGCCCTCGGCACTGTGCCCGACGCGGCGAAGTTCCTCACGTGTGGCGTTGACATTCAAGCCGACAGGGTGTATTTCGTTGTTCGCGGCTGGGGACCGAAGGCGACTTCCTGGCTGGTGCAGCATGGCGCTCTCTTTGGTGATACCTCCGACGTCCAAGTCTGGGAAGAGCTTGCGGAGTTGCTTCGGTCCCCGGTCGGTTCTACTGAGCGTTTGATCAAACTGGTATTTTTGGACTCCGGTTTCCGCCCCGGTAAGCCGTTTCAGGTCCCCGTCAACCGCGTTTACGAGTTCTGCCGGGAGCACCGGCGCTTCATTTTCCCGACCAAAGGCTCGTCGAACCCGCTAACGCGACCGCTCGTGCAGTCGAAAATCGAGGTGAACCGCAAGGGCACCGCCGAAAAGTACGGCCTGGACATGTTCCGGCTCGACACGGACCACTGGAAATCGTTCGTTCACGAGCGCCTGTCGTGGAATCCGGAGATTCCGGGCGCCTGGTTCACCAGTCACGAGGCCTCCGACGATTACTTCAAGCAAGTGGTGGCCGAAACGCGAGTAATTCAAGACGGCAAGCCGAAATGGCTGCAATTACATCGAGATAACCACTATCTCGACTGCGAAGCCATGGCCGCGGCGGCTGCGTACCTGCTCAACGCGCAGTATTTGCGGGCTCCGGAGCCTGAAAGGGCCGAACCCGACACGGAAAACGCGACCGAGGCCGTCACGTTGCTTGACAACGCAACGGAAACGTGTCAGAAAGGCAATTCTGCCGCGCCAAAGGCGGTTCCACGCGAAACTTTCGCAGCGCTTGCGGCCAGACTGAACAGGTAGGCAGTGTCAAAGAGATCGAAGCGAGCCACGGCCACCCATCAACGCCCTCTCGTCGCGCGTAGCCAGGCCCCCGCCGGCGCGTCGGACGCTGTCGTCAGTGCGCCACAGGCTCAAAGCCAGTTCATGAAGGGCGAATCCAGCCCTTTCTTCTTCAGCTGGCGCCCCGCGCTGCGTGATTCGAAGCACGATGTCGCGTCCTCGTACACGCAGGCCGTCGCGCGCACGATCGACGCCGTGCATAATTCCGGTTGGCTCGCGGGCTGCATCGAGCAGTCCAAGGGCAACATTATCGGCGGGAACGGCCTCCGACTGGCGTTCAAACCAGACGCGGCTGCCGTTTCTGGCTGGTCCGTCAAGGAAATGAGCGACTGGTCTCGCATGGTCGAGCGTCGCTTTGAAGCTTGGTCCGAAGACGCTTGCGAGTGCGACGCCTCCGGCAAGCACACGCTCGGGCAGCTGCAGGAACAGCTCCTGGATTCTTACTTCACGCACGGCGAAGTCCTCGCGCTGCTGCCGCGCGTGGCGCGCCCGGGCGCGACTACCGCCGTGAAGGTTAAGCTACTGCCGCCGCACAAGCTGGTACAGGACACCGCCGAGACGATCGGCATGTACCAGGGCGTGACGATGGGCGACTGGGGCTTCCCGTTGCGCTACCGCGTCGAGCTAGCCACCGCATACGGCCTCGAACAGCCGGTTGAGGTAGACGCATTCACGCCAAACGGCGACCAGCAAGTCATCCACGTGTTCCGCGGCACGCCCGGCCAGGTCCGCGGCATCACGCCGTTCGTGCACGCGTTGCGGATAATCAAGCAGTACGACCAACTGAGCGACGCCACGCTCCAGAAAGCACTGATCGACGCCATCTTCGCGGCGACGATGGAGAGCCCGAGCCCGACCAACGATATCCTGCAGGCGTTGCAAGACGAAGGCGAGCAGGGCATCGGCGCCGGCAGCATGTCCGACTACCTGTCGTCCAAGGCGGCGTGGTACGAGAATACGAAGATAGACCTCGGCCGCGGCGGGCGCATCGCACACCTCTTCCCGGGCGAGAAGCTCGCGCTGACCACCAGCACGCGAATCAGCGGCGACTACGAGGCGTTTTCCAAGTTCCTGCTGCGCGAGATCGCGCGTTGCATGGGCCTCAGCTTCGAGGCCATGACCGGCGACTATAGCGGCGCCACGTACAGCAGCGTCCGCATGTCCAGCTCGGAGTTGTGGCCGTTGACGGTCAGCCGTCGCAAGCACATCGTCGCCCGAGTCCTCCAGGACATCTTCATGGCGTGGCTCGACGAGGAAATCCTAACCGGTCGCGTGCCGTTCAAGGGCGGCCCGGCGGCGTATTTCGCTAGCCGAAAGGCGCTTTGCCGCACGGATTGGCGCGGCCCGCCGAAGCCGCAGGCCGATGACCTCAAGGCCGCGAAGGCCATGGAAGTACTCAAGAACCTCGGCATCGCGAGCGACGAGCAGCTGTGCGCCGACCTCGGCACCGACTTTGAAGATGTTTATGAAGCACGCGCCCGTGAGAAGCAGATGCGCGAAGACATGGGACTTCCAGACGGCTTCACACTAGCGCCCGACCCGGTCGGAGATGCGCTCGCAACGGAAGGCGACTCGGCACCACCGCCGCGCAAAGGGAAGTAAGACATGGCCGTTGATTGGCTCGACCCCTGCGCCCGTGCAGCCGCGCTGCGCGAAGCGTATTTCCGCCTGATCTCCGGCGACGCCGAGAAGGTCATCCGCTACAAAGGACCGCAAGGCGAAAGGGAAGTGCAGCTTACGGCGGCCGACCTCAAGTCGCTGCAGCAGGAGCTCGCTAAAGCGGAGACCGAGTGCAAAGGACTGACCGACCCGACGTCGAGCTCCCGCAGGTATGCCATCCGCGGTGGAGCGATGAGGCGTTTTTGTAGTTGACAAGCAACGGCTGGGCGGTATATTGTCCAGGTTCCGTAAGGACTGCGCATGAACAAGTCAAATCTTCTGCACTATGTCAGCAAGGCGTGTGAGCGCCCGCTGCTCATCATGCCGGAAAAGCTTGCGGTCATCGCGGGTGTGCTCGAAGGCCGTATCGGCGTCGACGCCAGCGATCTGCAGCATCTCGTCGACGAGAAGATGCTGGCCTACGTCAATAAGCCGGCTCCGGACGCGAACAGTTTCGCGGGCGAGAAGGTGCCGGCCGACGCCAGCAAGCCCTACGGCAAGCAGAAGCCCTACCGCATGGCGGGCGACACGGCGATCATCCCGGTGCAGGGCAGCCTCGTGAACCGCGGCGCCTGGCTCGGCAGTTACTCCGGCATGACCAGCTACGAGGGCATCCGGCACCAACTCGCGACCGCCGCCACTGACGCGGACGTCGCGAACGTCATTTTGGACGTCGACAGCCCTGGCGGCGAGGCGATTGGAGCCTTCGAAGCCGGCGCCGACGTCGGTGCGCTGAACGCGGTAAAGCCCGTTACGGCGTATGTCAACGGCCTGTGCTGCTCGGCGGCCTACGCCATCGCGTCGCACGCCGGCAAGATCGTCGCCAGCCCGACCAGCGTCGTCGGCAGCATCGGCGTCGTGATGATGCACGTCGACCAGAGCGAGCGCATGCGCGCGATGGGCGTCAAGCCGACGTTTATCTTCGCGGGCGCGCACAAGGTCGACGCCAACCCGTTTGAGCCGCTCAGCGAAACCGTTAAGGCGGACCTGCAGGCCGAGGTTGACAAGCTTTACGGACTTTTCGTGGACCACGTCGCCGCCGGCCGTAAGGGCTTGAGCGCCAAGGCGATCCGGGCCACGGAGGCGGGCACCTTTATGGGCTCAGACGCGGTCGACGCCAAGCTGGCCGACGCCATTGGTACCTTCGAATCGACGCTGACAGGCCTACAGCGCCGCAGCAAAACAGCAAAGAGGACTAAAATGGAACTCGAACACGAAGCCGCCCCCGCCGTTGAGGCCGAAGTCGAAGCGCCGGTTGCGGCTGCTGAGGCACCTGCAGCCGCTCCGGTCGTCGAGGCTGCTCCGGCCGCTGACCACTCCGCGTCGCTCGACGCTGCCCGCGCGGAAGGCGCGGCTGCCGAGCGCGCCCGCATCAACGCTATCATTTCTCTTCCGGAAGCGCAGGGTCGCGAGGCTTCGGCGATGCATCTCGCCATGAGCACCTCGATGTCTGCGGAGCAGGTTAAGCCTGTCCTCGCCGGGCTGCCCGCGGTCGGCGCAAAGTCGCACGCGGCAAACGGCCTCGGCCTCGTGGTGTCGTCTCCTGTCGCAGCCCCCGCCGCCTCCGGCTGGGACCGCGCCATGAAGCGCGCTGGAGCTTCGCTCCCGGAAAAGAAGAGCGTCTAACACGCTTTCACGTTGACTATCAACGAATTAACCCCTCTAGGAGACTTTAATGGCTATCACCGAGTCTCGCCACCCCGGCGAGTTCCTTCTAAGCGAAGCCGACGGCACGCTGTCGCGTGAAGTCGTCACGATTTCGAACTCCATCGCCATCAAGGCCGGTCAGGTTCTCGGCAAAGTGACCGCCGACGGCAAGTATAACTTCTACGACAACGCCGACACCATCCCGGGCACGGGCGTGGCCGCGGCGGTTGCTCTGTACCCGCTGTCCGCGACTGAGACCAACCGCAAGATCACCGTCGTCTTCCGCGCTGCGGAAGTCATCTCGGCTGGTCTTGAGTGGAACGGTGCCGTCACCAACGACATCAACGCCGGTATCGCCGACCTCGCCACCAAGAACATCATCGTCCGCTAAATCAGGCGGGCGGCACCCACAAACCTGCGTCATAGTGACGCGACACGTAAGGACTTAACTACATGTTGGACGTTTTCAACAGCGACCTGTTTTCGGTGGTGTCGCTCACTGACGCCATCAACAAGCCGGTGTTCCAGCCCGGCCGTATCGGCTCCATGGGCCTGTTCTCTGAGCGTTCGGTCAGCACCACGACCATCGTCATGGAAGAGAAGGCCGGCCAGATCACCCTGGTTTCGCCGTCGCCCCGCGGTTCTGCCGGTCAGACCCTCGGCAAGAACAAGGCCACCGGCCGTCCGTTCATCGTCCCGCATTTCCAGCTGGACGACGCCATCTACGCCGACGAAGTGCAGGGCGTCCGCGCCTGGGGCACCGAGTCGGAGCTTGAGACCGTGCAGGGCAAGGTTGCCGAGCGCCTCATGATCCACCGATCCAGCATGGAAGTTACCCTGGAGTACGCTCGCGTCGGCGCCGTTATTGGCCTGATCACATACGCCGACGGCACCACCCTCGACCTGTTCTCGTCCTTCGGCGTGGCGCAGGACGCGGAAATCGACTTCGACCTCGACAACGCGGCCCCGGCTGCGGGCGCGCTGCGCAAGAAGTGCGCTGGCGTCATCCGCCAGCTCTCCGGCAACCTTGACGGCCTCCCGTTCTTCGGCGTCCAGGCGCTGGTCGGCGATGCGTTCTACGACGACCTGCTCGCGCACGTCGAAGTCCGCAACACCTTCCTCAACAACCCCTCGGCTGCTGAGCTCCGTCAGTCCTACGTCGTCAACGGCCAGTCCTACGGCTCGTTCGACTTCGGCGGCATCACCTTCGAGAACTACCGCGGCGCGGTTGGTGGCACCACGTTTATCAACACCGACAAGGCGCATCTCTTCCCGAAGGGCGTGCCGAACCTGTTCCGCACCTACTTTGCTCCCGCGGACTACATCGAGACCGTGAACACCAACGGCAAGATGCTGTACGCCAAGCAGTGGCAGATGGACAACGGCAAGGGCGTGAATCTGGAAATCCAGATGAACCAGATCTCGCTCTGCACCCGTCCGAAGGCACTGATCAAGGGTAAGCGCACCTAATCGTTGACAGTCAACGGTACGCGGAACTAAGGTTCCGCGTACCGCAGTTTTACCCCGAGGGCCTATGACCACGCCATTCGCTTCACGTGATGCCAGGCTGTCTCGGTCCATCGAACGCGCGTTCGGGGAGCAGTTCACGTTTGCCGCCAAGGCCACGGCCGTCAACGGCGACGTGAACGCGCCCCGCATCGCCGACGGCTCCAAGTCACCCTTTACCTGTGCCGGCGTATGGGAAGCGGAATCTAATACCGCGTATCCGCATGCCCAGTCGAACATGCCAGACGATGGGTTCCAGCGTTTCGCCGTGCAGTTCCCGTCGGTCAGCGTCGATAAGGCGCTGCTGACGTGGATGCCCGGTACCGGAACCAAGGTCACGCGGCTGTTTGACGGCGCCGTCTACGAGGTTGCTAAGGCGCTGCCCGATGACATGGGCCGCGTTCTGTTTATTCTGTCGAAGAGGATGAAGCCGTGAGCCTGTCGCGCACCGCGCTTCGCCTTGTCGTGATTGAGGCCATCAAAGGCGCCACCATGGCCGGCGCCCGCGTCTTTGATAGCCGCATGGACGACCTGTCGCCGGATGCGTTTGCAGGCGACGAGCTACCCACGGCGATCGTGTTCACTGACCAGGATTCCGGCGACGCGCTCAGCAAGCAGAACGGCGGCCCGCCGTTCAATCGTCACACCGAACTGACGATTGAGCTCGGCCTGACGCAGCGCGTACGGACGGAGGCCGAAGAGGGCGCCGATCCGCAGTACCTCATTCTGTACCCGAATACCGACGCACGCCTAGAGGCGGCGCTCGACCTATTTGAGTTCCAGGTTCTCCGCCGGCTTGAGTACGCCGATGACGCGCTACCGCGGACGTTCCGCCGGTTCTGGCGCATCACGAAATACGAGTGCCACCGGCAGGTCTTTGACGAATCCGGCGTCAAGATCGCATGTCGTCTATTGACGCTGGTGTGCAACGGCGGCGACGACCGCGTGCAGGTCTACAACCAGGGCCAGGCCATCCCGACCGGGTACGCCGCGCTCCCCGAGCCGCTCCGTACCGTCGCCAACGCGCTGCCCGACGGTACATACGGCCGCGACGTATGCGACGCTATCGCTGCCGCGATCGGCACGCTCTCGCTGCCGCAACTGTCAGGTATCGACACGACGTTCGACGGCGGCAACACCACGCAGGGCGACGTCCCGAGCACGGAAGAGCACGGAACAATCGACGTTACAACGTACCCGTAGGCCGTTGACAGTCAACGCGACACGTGGTAGGTTCGCGAGCTTATGGCTATTCAGCCAGTCTGACTGACCAGCGCAGGTAGCGCTCCGGTACGCCGTAGCAGCAAGCGGTCAGTCCGTTGTCAACTCATTTAGGAGACCGCTCTGTGCTTGTCAAGGTGAAGCCCGCTCCGGGCGCGCGCGTCCGCCAGCCCAATCGCGGCTTCAACGTCATGCCGGAGGGCGGTGACTTCGTCAGCATCGACGACACGTTTTACAACCGCCTCCTCCGCACGGGCGACCTGGTCCTCGCCACCGAGGACGCGGAGCCCAAGAAGCCGGCCAAGGCCGACAAGTAAACCCCGTTTCATCGCTAGGAGCTTAACTAGATGGCCGTCGCGTTCAACAACATCCCCTCGAACCTGCGCGTTCCGCTGTTTTACGCGGAAGTGAACGCGGGTCCGAACGCCTACCAGGGTCCGAGCCGCCTTCTCATCATCGGCCAGAAGACCTCGGCCGGCAGCATGGCTGACAACGAAGTCCGCCTGTTCGACAACGACGCGCAGGCCCTCGGCGGCCCCGGCTCGCAACTGGCGGAAGCCGCCATCTGGGCGCGCCAGAACCACCCGTTCGGCGAGATTTGGCTGGGCGCACTGGCCGATCCGGCCGGCGTTGCCGCCACCAAGACCATCACCATCGGCGCCGGCATCCTGGGTTCCCAGGGCAGCCTCGTCGTCTACGTCGCCGGCGAGCGCGTCGAGATCGCGGTGAACGCGGTTGACACCAACGCCGTCGTCGCGACCAACCTGGCCGCCGCGATCAACCAGGGCTACAACAAGTTCCAGCGCGCCCTGTCGTTCCCGGTTATCGCTTCGGCCGCGACCAACGTTGTCACGTTGACTGCTCGCAACATCGGTGCCCTCGCCAACAAGATCGAGATTCACACCGCGCTCGATGGCAACGAAGGCCCGCTGCAGCAGTACCTCACCGTCGCAAGCGGCGTCACCGGCACCGGCACCCCGGCCCTCGGCACGCTGCTTTCGAACTGCGGCGATATCGAGTTTGACTGGATCGCGGCGCCCTACGCCGACACCACGTCGCTCAACAGCATGCAGTCGTTCCTGGACGACGTCTCCGGCCGCTGGTCGCCGATGAAGCAGATTTATGGTCACTATCTGACCGTTCTGTTCGACACCTACGGCAACCTAGCGACCGCGGGCTCCGCGCGTAACGACCGCAACGCCTCGATTCTGGGCGTGCCGAACTCCCCGTCGTGCCCGTGGCGCTGGTCAGCAGCCCTCGGCGGTCAGGTCGCCAAGGACAAGAACATCGGCGGCGAAGTCGATCAGGCTTACATGATCAGCCGCCCGCTCCAGACACTGCCGCTGCTTGGCATCCGTCCGCCGAAGCTCAAGGGCGACTGGTTCGACATCACCCAGCGCAACACGCTGTACCAGGACGGCATTGCTGGTTTCCGCGTTATGGTCGACGGCACCGTCCTGCTCGACCGCGTCGTGACGACCTACCGCCTGAACAGCTGGAGCCAGCCCGACATCACCTGGCTGGACGTCGAAACCCGCGCTCAGATGGTGTACTTCGTCCGCTATCTGCGGCAGCGCATCACGCAGAAGTACGGTCGCCACGCGCTGGCGAACGACAACCCCGGCAACCAGCAGGGCATCGTCACGCCGAAGATTCTGAAGGCCGAGTGTGTTCACGTGTATCAGGAGCTGGAGCTCGGCGGCCTCGTCGAGAACACCCAGCTGTTTGCGCAGTCGCTTATCGTTGAGCGCAGCAACGACCCGAACCGCGTTAACGCGTATCTGCCGGTCGACGTCGTCAACCAGTTCCGCGTGTTCGCAGCCAACGTCACGACCTTCCTGCAGAACAACGGTCAGTAAACAGCATAGCGCGCCGCTACCACACGGCGCGCCAGCCAACCCATAGTTGAGGAGACTATCCTATGCATACCGCAGGCGGTCGCGTCACGTGCGTGATCAACGGCATCCCGTACTCCGCGCGTGGCGAGATCACGCTCGACGTCTCCTCGATCGAGGTCGAGGCTGCCGCGAACGTGGACGGTTCGGTCTACCGCACCGTCAAGGCGAAGCCCCGCCAGGCCACGCTGACCTTCGATCGCTTCGTTGATCAGAACGGCCAGGTTCTTCAGTGGTCGGACAACATCATGCTCATGACCCGCATCCCGTTCACGTTCATCGAACAGGACACGGACGTGACCCACCTCCTGACCGACGGCGCCTTCGTCGGCAAGCCCGAGCACAACCTCGCCACCGGCGAAGTCAGCGGCCTCTCCATCGCGGCGACCAAGTACCAGACCATTACCTGAGGTTCCGCCTCGTTCGGTTGACAGTCAACGCGGTGTGTGCCATAAATGGCGCATGCCGCGTTTTGCTAACTGAGGGAGACTGCCGTGAACGAAGACGTCAAAGTAGCCGAAGCCGACAAGCCTGCGTTCACGGTCGACGACACCGGCGCCCGCACGCGGGAGCTAGTCAAGCCAATCATCGGCCACAACGGCCCCATTGCTTCGATCACGCTCCGCAAGCCGAAGTACCGCGACGTCATGTCGTTCGGCGACCCAGAGACGCTGGTCGTGATCAACGGCGGTTACATCCCCCAAACGGACATGGCGCTGGTCGAGAAGTACATCGTCACGCTCAGCGGCATCGACGCGGGCCTGCTGGAGCAGGTTGACTACCGGGACGCGCTGGCGCTTCGGGACGCTGTGCGATCTTTTTTCCGGTAGGCGCGCACGCTGACTTCCTCGACGCGGCCGACGAGCTTCTATTCCGGATCGGGTGGGAGCCCAGCGCCGTCGAGGAGATGACCCACGACGATATGGGCCACTATATTGCGCGCTACGTAGGCTGGTTTAAGAGGCAGAAGAGGTAAGAGGCGAGTGCAGACGATCGAAGCAAAAGCCATCCTCTCTGCTGCCGACAAGACCGGCGGCGTCTTCGCATCCATCGCAGCAAAGATCAGAGGCATGAACGCGGCGGCCTCCGCCGCGAACCGCTCCGCCGCGGCGTCCGGAGCGGCGGTTGCGGCTGCCCACAGGGGCAACGCGGGTATCGCGGCCAAGGTCGGCGGCATGAGCGACGCCGCGCTAATGGCCGCGTCTCGCGTAGCTGCGCCGGCCGCCATCGCCGTGGCCGCCGGCAAAGCCGTTAAGCGCTACGCCGACGTTGACCTTGCTATGAAGCGCATCGGCATCACGGCCGACGCCTCCGACGAAGAGGTCGGCAAGTTTCAGAAGACGCTGCGTGAGACCGCGAGCGCGAACGCGCTGTCCTTCGACAGCGTCAAGGGCGGCATGGAGAGCCTGATCGCGGGCGGTATGGAGCTCGGCCAGGCCAACAAGGTCATTGGCGCGGTGGCTAAGACGGCGCAGGCATCCGGCTCCGACGTTGCGGAGATGGCGACGACGGTGCTGTCGCTCAGCCAGAATGCCGAGGTCGGTGCCGACAAGATGCAGGTGGCGCTGGACTCGCTCGCCAAGGCCGGTAAGGAAGGCAAGTTCGAGTTCAAGGACATGGCGCGTTATCTGCCGTCCATCCTCCCGGCCGCGGCGGCCGTCGGTACGAAGGGTGTCGAAGGCGTGCAGAACATGGCCGCGGCCCTGCAGACGATGCGCCTCGGCGCTGGTACGTCCGAGGAAGCCGCGACCAACATGCAGAACGTGCTGTCCAAGATGAACAGCACGGAGACCGCCAAGAAGTTCAAGAAGATGGGTGTGGACCTTGAGTCCAGCATGAAGAAGGCGAAGAAGGAGGGCAAGGACGCTCTCGAAACCTTCGTCAATCTCACGGATACGGCGACTAAGGGCGACTTGAGCCAGCTCCCGAAGCTGTTCCAAGACATGCAGGTGCAGGCCGGCATGCGCGCTATGATGATGTATCGCAAGGAGTACGATAAGTTCAAGGCCAGCATCAAGAACTCTGGCGGTACTATCGACAAGGACCTCGCCCGGGTTCTGGACTCGCCCGCTGCGAAGATGGCGCAAATGGCGCAGTCAGCAGACCGTCTCGTGACGTCGATCGGCGGCGGCCTAGTGGCCGCTATGAACGCCGCGTCGAACGCGGGGTCTAAGCTGTTCGGCGGTGAGGGCAAGGGCGGCGCACCCGGCATCATGGACAAGGTGTCGGAGTCAATCGACCGCGCGACCGAAAAGGGCGGTCTGCAGAACATCTTCAAAGACGAACTCGATAAGGCGAAGACAGAGAACAACGCCTCGGAAGCCGAGGCCCTCGGCAAGCAGATAGGCTTCCGCGAGAAGTTCCTGGACCGCGAGTATGCCAGACGCCCGGACATGAAGCGAAAACTCGACCCGGAGCTGGCGAGGAACAGGCTGCGTAAGTTCGACTTAGAGGCTGGCGCCGGCGCGGGCTCTGCCACGGACGGCGGGATGTTTACGGAAGAGGAGCTGGCCAAGTGGAAGCACATGCTCCCACCGGCCGCCCGTCGTGGCCGCCCGGGAGAGTACGTCGGATTCGGAGACGCACCCCCGCTGAGCGAATCGTCTCGCGTTCCGGTACCCGCAAGGGACCCGCGCAAGAGCCCGACGGGCATGCCAGCCGTGCAGGGGCTTGACATGCCCGCTGCCGCACCATCGGGTCCGCAAGAGGTCAAGGTCGAGAGCACCGTCACAGGCGAGGTTCAGGGCTCCATCCCCGTTAACATCTCCGTCGACAGCTCCGGGCTGGTGTCCGCCGTGTCGGAGATGAAGGCGCAAGTATCGGCGGCGCTGAGCTCGCTCGGGGCGGCCATCACCAGCGCCAACAGGTCTAGCCGCATGGGTAACGGCCCTGGGTCGACGGGCGTCAGCAGCCCCGACGCGCGCCCTAACACCGGCATCGGAGGCCAGTAATGGCACAAGGACGTAACTGGCTCACGTCGCTCTGGCGCACTTCGTACAAAGGCGCGGCGTTCTGGGTCGAGACTGACGAGGAGGCCGGCGGACGGCGTGTCGTCATCCATGAATTCCCGATGCGCGACACCCCGTTCCTTGAGGACCTGGGCGAGCGCTTCCGTGAGTTCACGGTTACGGCATACGTCGCCAGCGATAAGGCCGACAGCGAAGCCTCGACGTTGACGAGCGTCTGCGCTACGCGCGGCGCCGGCGTCCTCGTCCTGCCGACACAGGGGCCAGTGACGGTTCGCTGTACTGAGTTCAGCCGCGAGTTCGCCAAGGACCGCCTTGGCTACATCGCGCACCGGCTGCACTTCGTCCGCGAGGGCTTTGGGAGCTCACTGGCGAGCGTCGCCAGCCTGGCCAACCTGGTTTACGTCGCCGCGGAGGACCTCGCCGCAGAGGCCGCAGTCGCCTACGCGCGGGCCGCCATCCTGAAGGACGTTCCGGACTACGTCGCGCAGTCGCTGCAGGATGCGACGGAAAACGCGCTCGCGACCCTGGAAGTCGTGCGTACGTCAGTCAACGTCGAGCCGGCCGCCAGCGCTGCACAGCGCGACGCCATCGAGGCGACGTTTGTCGCGCTGTCTGAGGCGATGTCGACCAGGGCGCCAGCGGCGCCGCAGTCTCCGTTGCTACAGGTCGCGTTCGCCAAGGACCCCGGCAACGCCAATACCGACGTCATGACGCAGGCGGCCATGCTGAGAGCGGTCGGGCGTAGCGTCGCGGACGTCGCGCTGGCGCTGGTCGAGAACACGGACGCGTCGCAAGCGCTAGCGGCCATGGAAGAGGTCATCAGCACCGTGCCGGCCGAGCCGATCGTCGCCACGTCGAAGTGGCGCTTTACGGCGTCGATAAACCAGTTCGCCGCGCACACGCTGCTGCGCGTATCCGCCCTAGCGGCGTACTGCGAGAGCGTCGTGCGCGTCAAACTCGGCGACCGTCCGGCCGCGATCACGTTGCGCGCCAACGTGTCGCGGTATTTCGAGGAGCAACTCGAAGCGCTACCGTCCGAGGACTACGAGCTCTTTCACGCCCTCGTCAAGATGCGCGACACGACGATTGACTATCTGTCGCGCGCCGTGCTTGACCTGGCTCCCGTCGTTAAGGTAAGCTCCAGCGTGCAGATGCCCAGCCTTTACTGGTCGTGGCGACTGTACGGCGACGCGAACCGCGGGCAAGAGATCGTGGACCGCAACCGCGTCGCGCACCCCAGCTTCATCCCCGTAAAGTTCGAAGCGCTAGCGAAGTAACGCCGTGGGAATCGAATACCTAACAGTCAGCGTCGGCGGCATGTCTTACTCAGCTTTCCTGGAGGCTGAGGTTCACGCCGCGTTCAACGCCGCCGCGCGCGACTTCAGCCTGGAGATCGCGGCGGAGCTCGGCGCCAGCGCGACTAATGCCGTGTTCAATGTCGGCGCGGAGGTTACGATTCAGTCCAACGGCGACCTCCTGCTTACGGGTTTCGTTGACAAGAAGAGTCCCAAGATCGACGCACACCGCGCGGTTATCTCGGTCAGCGGGCGCAGCAACAGCGGCGACCTGGTCGATTCCAGCGCCAAGCACAAGACCGGCCGATTCGAGAAGAAAGACCCGATGCAGATCGGGAACGAGGTGTCCGAGGGTATCGGCGCCAAGTACACCACGGACCAGCAGTTGGAGAAGATCGAGCAGTACCAGTTGAACCCGGGCGAGAGTACGTTTCGCCTCGTCGAGAAGATGGCGCGCCAGCAAGGCATGACCATCACCGGCACCGCCGACGGCAATGCCAAGATCACCAAGGCCGGCAGTAAGCGCCACGCTGGCGGGTTGATCGAGGGCCGCAACATGCTGACCGGGCAGGCCACCCACGACGGCAGCAACCGGCACAGCGAGTACACGGTTCGCGGTCAGCGCCCCTTCGGCCATGGCGAAGACGCGCTGGAGATTGAGCACGTCGAGAAGGATTCGGCCGTCAAGCGGCACCGCCCGCTCGTGTTGGTGCAGGACGAGGACACGGACAAGAAGCGCACGAAGAAGCGGGCCAAGAACCGCAAGAACCGCGCGGCCGGGCACGCGCTCAAGGCCACCATCACGACGCAGGGCTTCCGCGACGAAGGCGGCCAACTATGGGAGCCCGGCAACCTCGTATGGGTCGAAAGTCCGTTTTTGGATATCTCGCAAGATATGTTGATTGAAAGCGTGACGTACAAGCAGAGCGAGGCCGGCAGCATTGCGACCATCGGGCTGACCGATCCGCGCGCCTACGACGGCGAAGGCGGCAAGGGCGGCGGCTCGGGCGGCGAGTGGAACATGGGAGGCTAGGGACGTGTCATTCTACAACTACGAGCACGACGACGGCATGCGCCCCACCACGCGGCGAGCGCGGATCGTTAAAGTCGACGACAAGAAGTCGCAGCAGCTGGTTAACATCAGCGGCCTGAAAAACGAGAAGCCGGAGAAGATTTGGCGACCGCAGCCGTTCGGCTTCACGTCGAACCCGCCGAAGGACTCCGACGGTATTATGATGCAGATGGGGTCGCGATCCGACCGTACGCTGTACTTCGAGGGCGGGCACGAGAAGCACCGGCCGAAGCGTACGCCGACCGGCGGTGTCGCGCTGTTCAACCACAAGGGTGATATTATCCGGGTGTTTCCGGACCATACCGACATCACGCACCAAAAGAAGATTAATTTCCGGATCGGTAAGGGCTACAAAAACGACGACAACGGGGCGAATAACGACAGCAACGACACCAGCGAAGACGACAAGAGCAGCGAAGACACCAAGACGATTTCGGTCGTCATGGACGGTGACAAGATCGTCATCTCGTTCCAGCAAGCCAAGATCACGTGGGACGAAAACAAGCTGGTGTCTGAGTTTGGCGACAGCAAGGTGACACTGGAGAGCGGCAAGGCGACGATGGAAGCCCAGCACGTCGTCGTCAAGAGCCCACACGTCGACCTCGGCGACGAGGGCGGCACGGCCATCGGACTGTGCGGCGGCGGCTGTGCCACGAAGGTTTTCGCGGTCTAAGGAGCAGACATGGACGTTAGAATCGACGAGGGCGAAAGCGAGCAGCCGACGCTGTTCTGGGACAGCCAATGGTCGCCGTGGGGCGGGCAGGCTGACTGGGCCATCGCGGACAGCGCCAGCGACGGGCAGAACCGCGGCGGCCTGGCCGCGCGACAGGCCCTGCATACGGCCGTCATCATCGCCCTGTTCACGGACAAGCGCATCGCCAAGGACCACCCGCTGTTCTACCTGGTAGAGGACGGCGACCAGCGCGGCTGGTTCGGCGACGGTATCGACGTCCGGCGCAACCTGTTCGAGGACGACATGGGCAGCCTGCTCTGGGTTTTCGAGCGAGCGCACCTAAACGAGGACATCCGCCGGTGGGTTGAGCTCGTCGCCATGGAGGCGCTCGCACCCCTGATCAACCAAGGCGTAGCGGCCCGTATCGACGTGCAGGCTGAGCGCGAACTCAACCGCGTTAACCTGTTTGTTCAGATTTATGGCAGCGACGGCAGCAAGCTGTACGACCAGAAATTTGGCGACATTTGGGCACAGACGGCCAGCGCTCCGCCACCCCCGCCGTTCCCGACCATCCCGCCTACGTAAGCGTTGACAGTCAACGTTAAGTGCGGTAAGACTACTAACCCAGTGCCGGCCCAAAGTTTTCGATCTTGGAGTACTACGTGGCGTTCTCCCTCCCTACGTTGAAAGACCTCGCGGAACGCACGCGCCAGTCCTTCCGGGCCAACCTGAAGGGCAGCGACGCATGGGTGTGGCCGAATAACGTCTACGCCTCAGCAAAGGTCATCGCTGGCGCGACCTTTGAGGTGTTCGGCTTCGCCGCCTATATCGAAAAGCAAATCTTCGCGCACCGCGCGCCTGACATCGAAAGCCTGACACGGCACGGCGACGAATACGGCATCACGCGCAAGCCAGCCGCGCCAGCTAACGGCAGTGTCACGTTCACGATCACGGACAACGCTGTGATCGCGACTGGCGCCGTATTGCGTCGCGTAGACGGAGTTGAATTCATCGTCAGCGCTGGCGGCACGCTTGCAACAACGGGCACGCTGACGCTGCCCGTTGTTGCAGCAGCCGACGGGCTCGCCGGCAATACCGAGCCGAACACTTCGCTTGAAATCATTTCAGGCGTAACAACGACGAGCGACACTGCGCCTACCAGCGCTGTTGACGGCGCCGGTATTGGACTTGGCGCCGACGTTGAAGGCATCGAGAGTTTTCGCTCTCGTATCCTGTTTAGGAAGCGCAACCCGCCGCACGGTGGAGCGGCTTCCGACTACGTGCTGTGGGCCGGGCAGGTTTCAGGGGTGTCGTTCTTTGGGAACAAGCCAACCGTGTATGTTGAGCGCTTGTGGCAAGGTCCGGGAACCCTTCGCGTCTTCCCGCTCATGTATGATCTTTATTCAAACGGAATTCCGCTTCCGGCCGACGTTGCGCGTGTGCAGGAATACATCGAAGCCGTACGCCCAGCTGGCGCGGTGGTCACGGTGGCCGCCCCGGTGCCCGTGGTGGTTCCCGTGGTTGTTTCCGGCCTCCAGCCTAACACCGTTGAAGTGCAAGAGGCGGTGCGCGCAGAGCTTGCCGATGCCTTCGTGCGTCTTTCGCGCCCGGCGGGTTCTGACGTGACGTTTGGCTCCATGCCTTACCTTGCTTCGCCGTTTTCATTTTCGCGCTCGTGGATTTGGCAGGCTGTTGCTAACGCCACAGGTGAGACGCGTCACGCCATCACGTCGCCATCGGCAGATATCGCCCTAGCTCCGGGGCAAATGGCCGTCCTTGGCAACATAAGCTTCACGTAAGGGGCTGCATATGCACTGCCCGACGCTTGAAGAAGTTACTGCGGCAACGCTCGCGCTACTGCCGCGCGGCCGCGCGTGGCAGATGAACGAGGGCGGCCCGCAGCCGGGTCATGAGGTTGGCTTCGCACCGACCGGCTTCGCCACCCCGGCGTTCGCCACCACGCGCAAAAAGGTCAGCGTGCTGTGGCAGTACTGGCGTTCATTTGCAGTCGTGCTGTACTTCCTCAACCAGCGCCTCTGCGCACTACGCGAAGAGTTTTGGTGCCGGTCTATTGCGGAAACGCGCGACGAGTGGATGACCGAGTATGGTCTACCTGACGAGTGCGACCCGTTCCCCGACTTGTGCACAAAGGTCGCGGCGCTCGGAGGCACGCGCTGCGAATACTACGCGGAAGTCGCTGCGCGTTCTGGGTGGTCGATCTATTGCACCGAGAACGTCTTGTTTTGCGGCTCTCGGGCTGGCTTTGCTCGCGCTGGCAGGGCTCGTGCGGGGCGCACTATGGGCGTCGCTGAATTGCGCGTGACCGTCATTCAGGAGCAAAGCCCGGCGCTTGAAAACGCGGGGCGCAACTTGCCACCGCTTGCCGGGCGCTTCCGCGCCGGGCGTAGGCACTCCTGCGGGCCTGACCTTTCGCCGCTCATCTGCATCCTGGCGCGTATCGTGCACGCCGAAATTCAACTCACCCTAGAGGTATCTCATGTCGCTTGATCTGCTTGGCCCTACAATTGCCGCGGGCGGCGTTACGACGCGCCCGACTGAAACGCGCAACTTTGGCGCGGCGGATACGTTCTTTCGCGACTGCTCATCGCCGACGCTTGACGACGGCACGGAATACCAAGCCGCGTTCTTTAACGCGTTGCTAGCCAACGCGCGCACGATTGCACGCGGCAACGGCCAGACAGCGACGTCCGCTGACGTCGTCCCGCAGGACAATTCCGACGACGCGATCCTGTGGAAAGCCTTCATGCAACTCGTGCAGCGCGGCCAACCGCTGATCGCGCAAGACACGGGCGCTGTCGGCCACATTGTCGCGGCCTACACTCCGGCGGTAGTTGAACACAAGTTCGGCCTCTCGTTGCGCGTCAAGGTGCTCAACACCAACACTGGCGCAACAGACTTCGCGCCCAGCGGGCTCGCGCCTGTGGCCGTCAAGCGCATCGGAGCGGCAGACTTGCAACCCGGCGACTTGCGTGCGGGCGGCATTGCCGAACTCGTTTTCGACGGCGCTGTGTATCAAATCGTCAGCTTCATCCCGCCTTCTCAGCCGGGTACTTCCACTGAATTTGCGCCCAAGCTGGTTGGCGTTGTCGCTGATCAGGCTGGCGCAGCTGCTACCAGCGTCCCGAGCGCCGTGGCTACTAACATCACGTTCGGGCACACCGCCAAAAATAATCTGGTGGGGCATACTTCAACGTTCAACGGCACCACGCTGACCATCGGCGCCGGAGAGGCCGGCATCTGGGACATTCGCTCAAACATCCACATTCCCGGTCAGGGCACCGGCGCATTTGAACAGATCGCAATCTTTCAGAACGGCGCTCAGGTTGAAACGGGCACGACGACCACGTCGCTCGCAGCGACGGGCAGCTATGTGCAGGTCGCCGGATCAATCGTGACCAACGTCGGAGACACCATCGTCGTCAAGTTCTACCACCAGTACGGTAGCACGATTTCTACCGCAGCTGACAATACCACCAACTTCAGCGCGTTACTGGCTTCGGCGTACTAAGCCAGCGCCGATAGACTGCAACAGGGATAACGCAAATGCACATCGAGATGGACAAAAACGACGCCACGCTGCTGACGGCGCTCCTGCCGAGCAGCATGCTTGGGATGGCTTCTGGCCTTTCCTATGACGGCGCAGCCATCAGCGCCCCGGATGGCAGCGAAGTGGCTGCCAAGATCAACGCCATCGTCGCCGACCCCAATTGGAAGACAGGCGCGAACAAGGCGGCGCTCAAGGCGCACGCGGCGTCCGCGCGTTACAACAAGGAAACGGGCGGCTTCGCGGTTGGCGGCGTCACATATCCGACGGATCGCGAAACGCAGGCCAAGATGGCGGCAGCCTACGCGCTGGCCCAGGGCAATCCGAACATTGCGTTTGACTGGAAGCTGCCAAACGGCGGCTTTGTCGCGCTCACGGCTGCTGACGTCGCTGCGGTCGCGACCGCGGTTGGTGTGTTCGTTCAGCAATGCTTCGGAGCGGAAGCCTCCGCTTGCATTGATATCGAAGCGGGCACGATCACCACGCGCGCGCAGATCGACGCGCGGTTTGCCTAGTAAAGCTCTTTAGCCTTTAAGGGTCTGACAATGCCAATCAAGCACAACTATCTATCCGGGCGCGGTGACAACGGCGACGCTGGCGCCGTACAGCCCTCGCACTGGAATTCCGATCACGTTCTTGATGGCATTCTTGCCGCGCTTGACGCAGTTGCACCAGCGCCGAACACGGTATTTTACTTCAACGGGTCAGCACAGTTTCAGCTCCTCCCGTTCAATTCGTTCGCCCCGATCAATTCGCCCGCGCTCACTGGCGTGCCGACGGCGCCGACGGCGCCGAGCGCAACCAACAGCATCCAGATCGCGACGACGGCGTTCGTCAAGACGGCAATTTCTGACTTGGTTGCGTCGTCGCCAACAACGCTCGACACGCTGAACGAGATCGCGGCCGCGCTGGGCAACGATCCGAACTTCTCCGCGACCATCACGGCGGCGCTAGGTAATCGCCTCCGTGTCGACGCGGCGCAAGGGCTCTCTGGCGGGCAGCAGGCGCAGGGCCGGTCCAACCTAGCGTTGGGTACTGCCGCGACGTTGAATGTCGGCACTGGCGCTAACAACGTCGTGCAACTCGACGGCACTTCAAAATTGCCAGCTGTTGACGGCTCGCAGCTGACCAACATCAATTTCTCTGGCGCTGTGCAGTACAACATAGTGCAGTCTCTGACAGCGCCGCAGACGTTGCAGGCGCGACAGAACATCTCGGCCGCGGCCTCGCCTGCCTCGCGCACGCGGACTGTGTTCACGAGCGGCTCTGGCAACTACAGTCCGCCGACAAATTGTAAGGCCATCACCGTCCGCATGGTGGGTGGCGGCGCTGGCGGCGGCGGGACGGGCTCGTCGCCAGGCGCTGCGACGGC